AAGTCAGCTAATTCCTTCGTGCCATCTACAGTCCCACCAGGGCTGTCTATGTCAAGTACAATACCAGCAACCTCTGGATTGTCAAGCGCATGTTGAATGTCGCGTTGAATATCTATGGTAGTACGAACTCCACTGATGGCAGAAAGCCCACGAGCACGTTTTACTAACGTGCCATTCATAGAGATAACTGCCACTGTGGAAGTAAGCTGATATGGCTGAAGCTTTGAGGCTTCTTGGTCACCAATAAGCGCCAAGACAGAGCCTTCTTCATGCTGACGAACTACAGCATAGATCTGTTCCAGCTTCGAAGGCAAGATTGCCCATTCTTGGGAGCTGATAAATAGTTGCATGGCACTATGGGCGTAGAAATCAGACACTCTAATGCCATGGTTTGCTATTTTATCTGTTGGGATAAATGCGTCAGGTAGATCATGTTGCATCTTCTTCTCCTTCCGGGGAGTCTGCGTTAGTAGAAATCGTGGCAGCTTCTACAGAGAGTTTAATATCTGCAATCCTACTGGTGTCTTTGTCCCTAGGGGGCAAAGCAACACGATCACGGAGGTATTCTTCTAGCTTATCATCAGGAGTGATGATGTTGTACTTGAGTAGCCGGCCAAGGAAACTGGCAAGATCGCCTAGTTCAATGCGTTCAATCCCAACTGCCTTGAGCTTAGGTTGCTCCGCAAGCCCGTTGAACGCTTTAAGTGCCTTACCACCTATGAATTGAGTGTTTACTACATTACAGATTGCATTAGCAAACCCTTCCACGGCGATATGGAATAACGAAGATTGTTCTTTGGCCAAAGCAAAGCTGCCACTTGAATTAGTCACGCCCAGCACTAGAAATTGGCTAAGCATACTCAGGGCGATGTTGTTACTGTAGCGGTTAATTACTGCGTTAAGATCAAATTGCCGTTTGCCTGGGCTACCGGCTAGTTCAAATGTCCATCTAGCAGGCAACACCAGACCTTCCTGGGCATTCTGCTTGATGTTTCTTACAGTCTTCCAGGCCCAATCACCAATTGGGGTGAGCTTCCCATCAGCATCTTGCAACATTTCATCTTCTGGACATGTAAGCACAGGCAAGCCAGTCAGATCACGCTCAATGCCGATTGATTCTATTTTCTCAATGTTGGTTTTATAATACCAATCCCGATAGGCATTACGGAATAATGATTTACCATTAGGAGTAGTTTGAGTCCTTGTAGTATGGAAAACCAGACATTTGTTAGCTGGTATTTCTACATTGCCAAGGCCGGTGGAAGATTGTTCAATATGTAGAAGATCCCCGTTGGTGTTATATTTCCAATCAACGATAGTAGTCTGTGGTCTAAAGTGTAGTCTATTCCAGAGCACTCTACCATCAGGCTGCTTAGTCAGCGTTACTTCCATAACTGAATGGCCAAAGACTAAGTGAGTGAGGATGTCTTCTAGTGCCGCCGTCCAGCCTGCATTCTCCATGGAAGCTGCAAGTATCCCCTCGGAGTCATTAACAGTCTTCCACTCAATAGACTGGAAGATTTTATTAATCGCAAGCAGTACGGCTCCACAAACTGCATCAGTCTGAGCCATTTTATGAAATTCTCGTTTATAGGCATTACCAGCAAGCCTGGATTCCAGTTCAATATCAGTCTGTAAGGAGAATTGTCCGCGGACTGAGGTATATGGAATAGTCTTCTTAGAGGCTGGCTTGGCTTCTGGTTTTGATTTGCTATTAAATCCTAACAAAGCTAGACTCCTTAGCCAGTAGGGTGTTTATTTGCATGTAAGCACCTATGTGGTTAGCTGCTTCCCTCGGGTTTGCTATATCAAAATGTCGATAAGTTGAAAGCATAAGACTATCAGAGTAGTCAGGAGAGAAGTTAAGGCGGTTTCTTATTTGTTTCTTATCTACTACTTGTAATGGCCTGCTGTCTTGGATAAATGCAGTTTCTGGTAGCTCCTGCACGTAACGATCTTCTTCTGGTAGGTATAGGTCATCTATGCTGTCAGATAGTTGTTTATACAGCTCGGCTCTGATATTACGATATGCTTCTGGATCATTTGCCCGCCCATTAGCAACTACCTTGAAAGTTCTGAACCCAGGTTTACGTTTCAGTTGGTCATAGATAGCTACTCCAAGTCCAACATAGTCGACATAAAGCTCTTGGATGTTGTCTCTGAGGCAAATATCAACTACAGAGGTTATTAAGTCGTTGGTGTCATGGTGCTTTATTCTATAAGGTTTATGAACATAAGCTCCTTGCCGGGAAGTTAGCACTGACAAGTCATGGTTACCTGCACCTGGGTCTAATCCAGCTACTTTTATAATACCCTCTATGCTGGATTTGTCAAATGCTCTATGACGTTCAAATGCTGCTTCTAGTTGGTCATAAGTAGCCACGACTGAACCAGAGCCAAGAGGGAATTCACCTAGGACTTTAGTCCTATACCAGTCAGATTCCTCACCGTAGAGGTTCTTCATTCGTTCTACCCAGGATTGGTCTACGAATGGAGAATTAAGTGAGCTAAGAGTTACATTAAGCCAACTGGATTTGTTTTTGTTATGTGTGTCGTAGAAGAAGCCATTCGCCCGTGTAGGGTTGCCAACCAGTAGGCAGTAGACGTTTTTCTGTATCATTGAACCTTCGATGCCTGCAAATACTGCATCTGGGACACCAGAGGCCTCGTCAACGATGAATAGCAGATAAGGTGCATGGAAACCAGCTAGTACGTCGCCTAGCTTGTCCTTCGCATCCTTTGGAATAGTACGAGCAGCTATGAACCAGTCACGGAAGCCATCGACGTAGATCTTGCCAGAAATGGCTTTAATAGCCTTGCGCAGAGGTTCAAAGGATATGCGACGAATCCAGCTTTCCATTTCTGCAAACAACAGGTCTTCTAACTGATGCCCAGTTGGCGCAGTACATACAACTTTCGCTTCTACCCGCGTTGATAGGAACCAAAGAGCCGTGGTTGCAGCTACCGTGGTCTTGCCGGTAGTGGTCCCTGACTTAGCAGAGACAAAGTGGTGAGTTAGCAAGCCCTCGGCTAAGGTCTTCTGGTCTGGAGTCACCTTTGCCCCTAGAACTTCGGCCATCCATAGAGGGTAGTTGTTGAAATATCGTTGTATGTACTGCGCTTGGTCTAGCATATAGTCACTGAGGTGAAGATGAAAGAGTGGATTGCACCCGTCGAGAGGGTAAGGGCAAAGACAATAGAAGCACAGTTGCCTATGTAAGTATCTCCAGGGTATTGGAAATAGACATTTATGCTGTTAGCCAGCACCTCTGGGGGCTTATCAGGGTCGATTAGGTTTGGCAGCTCTGTGTAGCTGCTAAGCAATTTACCAGGGCAGACATTGCCTATGTAAGCTTTGATTTCAGCGCTGGCGATAGTACTGCCATAAGGCAAACTACCATCAGAGCCAGCCTGAGAACTAGCAGCCGGGAAATTGAATTTAAAAGGCCCCCAAGCGTCACTAGCTTGTTTTATTTCAATCGTAGCTGCTGCAAAGTCAGGCATAAGTAATCCTTACGTAGGATCAGCAATGGTGTAGCTGAATTCGGGAATGGTTACAGTCCCACCGGAGGTCAGAGTTTGCGCATCACAAGTAGTGATGAGACGAATGTTAGTAGCGTCACAGAGGACTACATGAGTAGCAGATCCAGTTGCGGTGATAGAAAGATCAGCTTGCTGCGCGACAGTTACTTTGCGGCCAGAGCTGGCACCATCTGCTTTGGTGTAGTCCCCAGAGGTCATAGTATGAGCAGCAATCAGAGCAGCGGTGATAGCTGCGGCTCTAGTGGCTGGTTGCTCAGTACAGATATAAATCTCAGTAGCCCCAGCGACATAGTCCAGAGCAGCATCCATAGCGAGATCCGCGACAAGTTTAGCCATCTTGATTTTCCTCCTTAGCAAGAGAAGCGGCTAGGATTGCCGCGATGATGTCTGGCTCAGCCCCGGTAGGGAAGTTTACCGTAGGGGTAGAGATTAAATCGTTAATTTCAAGTGTATAATGCTTAGGTTGTTCCATAAAAGCTCCTAGGATAGAGTGAAGTTTATAGGCAACGTGGTGAAAGTGAAGTCCTTTGAGGAAGCTGTGAGCACCAAGCAGTAACCGTCGCTTGGCAGGATTAGGTTTACAGAACTAAGCTGCCCAGAGCTGAGTAGGTTAGCCAGTTGGAGTTGGAACTTAACATCTCCAAGGGATACATTTTGAATTATACTTGCCGCACCTAGATTGTCAACCGTTAGGAGGAAAGCAATCTCAAGAGCTGTAGGGCTTAGTAAGCCAGCAGAAACTAAGGAGTTAACTGCAAGCTGTGCTGCCTCGGCAAGGGTGGTGGTTTGCACCGAAGAGATAGACTGCAAGGCTTCTATTGCCAGGGTGGATTTTTGTACTATCTCCGCAGCAGTAAGGCTGCCATAACTGGTTAGGTTGCTAAGGCTAAGCAGCAGGCCAGAAGCAAAGTCAATTGTAGTTAAACTAGAAGCAGCAGTCAAACCAGTAGGAGCAATTGTAGAGTGCTGTGTTAAATCAGAGCTGCTTACAACAGTCAAGGCTGATAGACTAGCTAATTGCAAGGTTGCTTTTTGTAGCAGAGAAGCTAACTGCAATGCTGTCGCAGAGGAAAGCGATTGCACTGAAAGTAGAGCCGCGGTTGTGAAGTTAATGTTATCAGCTAAAGTAGCAGAGATCAGAGAGTTAACTGTCAGCAAAGCTGCTTCACTAAGCTGTACATTTGATAATTGACTACTTGCTGCTGCACTAGCAACTGCTAAGATGCTAGCTTGTAGCAATGCTGTGTTGCTTAAAGTGCTAGTTGAAGCGGCATTAGCAATAGCTAGTGTTGCTTTCTGGACAAGGGCTGCTTGCTCTACAGCAGATGATGCACTTAGGGAGTCTACTAAGAGCTGAATACCTGCTTG